TGGAACATCGCACGCGCAAGACGATCTCTGATATTCGCCTGATGGGTTTCGATGTATCGGATGAGATTGGCGATTGGGACGAGTCCTCGAACGATGACGGAATTTCTTCTTCCCGCAATCAATACGACGAGGACGATCAAGGTTACGAAGGCGCCGATCCTTCCACGCGCCTCGTCTGGTTCCGTGATGTAACGATGCGCATTGATGCCGATGGCGACGGCATTGCCGAACTGATGCGCTATTACATCGTTGGTTCGGAAATCATTTACTCAGGCAAGGCTGAAAACGTCTATTACGCCGCGCTTTGTCCGCTGCCGATGCCGCATCGGCACGTAGGGCTTTCGCTGGCCGATCTGGTGCAGGATGTGCAGCTAATTCGCTCTACGGTCATGCGCCAATACCTTGATGGCTTGTATCTGGCGAACAATGGCCGTTATGCCATTTCAGATCGTGTCAATCTTGACGACATGCTTGTTTCAAGACCTGGCGGAATCGTTCGCGTGCAGGGCGACCCAATGTCGGCCATCATGCCGCTAGTCCATCCGAATACCGGCGCTTCTGCGATTGAAGGTTTGGCCTATCTCGACACGCAGAAAGAAAACCGCACCGGCATTACCAAGTACAATCAAGGGCTTGATGCCAATTCGCTGAACAAGACGGCCTCGGGCATCAATCAGATCATGGGCGCGGCACAGCAGCGCATGGAACTGGTGGCGCGAATCTTCGCTGAATCCGGCGTCAAGCGTCTGTTCCAACTTACCCACGAACTGCTGAAGAAGCACGCCGACAAAGCGACCATCTTCCGCCTGAACAACAAGTGGGTTCCTGTCGATCCGCGTCAGTGGCAAACCCGCACGGACATGACCATTGCCGTAGGTCTTGGCACTGGCAACAAGGATATGCAGTTGCAGCACCTCATGTCTATCTTGCAGGTGCAGCGCGAAGCAATGCAAATCGGCGTATCGACGCCGAAGAACATCTACTCTGCCGCCAAGAGACTGGCAGAGAACGCCGGTTTCTCGGATGGTAACGAGTTCTTCACTGACCCGAGCGAACAACCTCCAAAGCAGCAGCAGGCCAATCCATTGCTTGAGGTCGAACAGGCCAAGCAACAAGGCCAGATTCAGGCCAAGCAGATCGAACTGCAAGCCGATCAACAAAAGTTCATGGCCGAAACCGAACTGGAAAAGCAGAAATCAGCTATCGAGTATCAGCAGAAACGCGATCTTGAACAGATGCACATCATCAGTTCCGAGCGAATTAAGGCCGCAGAAATCGAAGCAGATAAGGAAATCAAGCTGATGGAACTGGCGGCTGGGATTCTTTCTTCTCATGTCTCGGGTGCGCCAAATTCCGACGATACGACCAAGGTCGATCAGGCGGGCGCCATTGATCCGAATATGGACACGCTCCGTCAGATCATGCAAGGCATTCAGGGGGTGGCGTCTGCCCTATCAGCGCCTAAATACATTGTCCGCGATGCAGACGGGCGGGCAATTGGCTTGCAGAGTGCGCAATGACCGACCCAAAAACATCCATCGCAAGCTACACGGCAAGCGGTTCCTTGATCCTGTTCGGCCTGACCTCCAATGACTTCGCGGTGCTGTCCGGTTTGTTCTTCGCCTTCGTCACCTTCTGTATCAACTGGTATTACAAGCATAAGCATCTAAAGCTGATTGAGGAAAAGGTAAATAGGATGCCGTTCCCCAATCTGATTGTTGATGAATAATGAAGATTGAAGCCGACGACGGAACACTGTTTATCAATCAACGGCATTTTTGCCGATGTGAGGCTGGAAATGGACGCGACGATTTACCAAATGGAAAGTTTCCGGTCACGATTGGGACCGCGTTCCACCTTGACGGCAATCCCGTACTTCCCTATGCAGATGGCCTCGGTTGGCTTGGACATTTTCCGGGTTGCGACCTCGTTCTGGGCAGCGTACGCGGGCGGAATGCTCTCCTGCCATCACAAACTTGTACGAGCGGCCTTCTCCACCAACTTGAACGCGCCGAACAAGACGGCCAATCCGCAACCCTGGTGATTGACCAATGAGCAACTTCGCTATTGCTTACGAGCGCATGATTTCAAACGAGGGCGGCTACAAGCTGACCAACGTGGCGAATGATCGCGGCGGGCAAACCTATGCCGGTATTTCCCGCAACCGCTGGCCGGACTGGGATGGCTGGAAAGACATTGACCAAGGGCTGACGCCTGCAAGTGAATTGGTCAGGGCATTCTACAAACAAAACTTTTGGTTCCCCATTCATGGCGACCATATCGATGCACAGGCCATCGCTTCCAACCTGTTCGACTTCGCGGTAAATGCTGGTCCAAAGACGGCCATCAAGCTGGCGCAGATCGTTGTTGGTGTAACGCCTGACGGAGTAATCGGCAATAGAACTCTGAACGCACTGAACAGTATCGATCGATCAATGTTCGTTGCCTATTACGCGCTGGCGAAGATCACGCGTTATCGGGACATTGTGACCAAGGATCGCAGCCAATCCAAGTTTCTGCTCGGCTGGATCAATCGCACCTTGCGCGAGGCAGTATGAACCCAATACTTGACGCGGTAGTGGGCGGAATCATCGGGACGGTCGGCAAGGTTGCTGATGATCTATTCACGTCCGACGAAGAGCGCATGAAGGCCGAACTTGACGCCTATGCAGCCGAAACCAGCCGGATGAATGGTCAGGTCGAAGTCAACAAGGTCGAAGCGGCAAACGCCAGTAACTTTATTGCCGGATGGCGTCCATTCATCGGCTGGATATGCGGGCTTGCATTCGCCTACGCGGCAATCTTTGAGCCGCTGCTACGCTTCGGCGCAAAGGTATGGTTTGGCTATAACGGAGAATTTCCAGTCATTGATACGACCCTGACCATGCAGATATTGCTCGGCATCCTTGGCCTCGGTGCAATGCGCAGCTTTGACAAAAAGGCGGCGAAATGACCACGTTCCGAACCTCCGGCTTCCCGCATATTTCCGCTGATACAGCAGAAACACTCAATCACAAAGGCAGAATATGGTTGATCGTCTAGCAGAATTAGGCGCGTTGCAATACGCAGCAGCAAATACCGCAACCGCGTCGGTTAATCCAAGCAGGATTGCTGCGTCAGGATATATACACGCGATGTATGCTGAATATGTAACGTGGTCATTAGCCAATCCCGGAGTAAATCCATCCCGCCTTTCTGCGAAAGGTCGGATTTTTGGTTACTTTTACGACAATGCGACTTTCTCGCCGCTGTCGCTCTTCGCAGCATCTGAAGTCGGCGCATGGTTCGACCCGTCCGACTTCTCGACGATGTTCCAAGACAGCGCAGGCACCATTCCAGTTACCGGAGACGGGCAACCCGTCGGAAAAATCCTCGACAAGTCCGGGCGCGGAAACCACGCCACGCAAGCCACCGCTGCATCCCGCCCACTGTACAAAACTGATGGCACGTATCACTGGCTGCAATTCGACGGGGTGGATGACTCGCTGAGTACGGCGGAAATTAACTTCACTGCTACCGATAAGATGTCGGGGTGGGTTGGTATTTATAATAGTTCAACTTTAGTGAAAATTATAGTCGAATTATCGACAGGTGCTGCTAGTTCAGGTTCTTTCTATATTGTTTCCGGGAATGACTCTGGATTTGATTCATATTCGTTTCAAGCACATGGTTCTGGCGCCTCTACTGGTGCAGAAACAGTTGGGATTAATGGATTTATAGCTCCAGATAAAGCGGTGTTGACTTTTACTGGGAATATTTCAGCTTCCAAACAAAACTATATTCGTAGAAATGTTGGAGCCTATAATACAAAGACAACAGGCATAGCAGCAGGAACCTTTGGAAATTATCCGATATATGTTGGGGCCAGAGCAGGCACCTCCTTATACTTCAATGGAAAGGTTTATTCCATCATCGTCCGTGGCGCACTCAGCACCGCACAGGAAATCACGGATACAGAAACGTGGGTCAACGGAAAGACGGGCGCGTATTGATGAATACCCCAAATATTTATAAGAAGCTACAAGAGCGGGTATCAATTCTGGATTTTGTTCCTGAATCTGAACATGAGGCCATATTTAACGGAACAAGCGACTTTGATTGTCATCCTGCGCTTATGGAGGCTTTGGCGCTAGTAACAACCGGCAGCGGGTGGTATGTATCCGCAGCGGCAGTCTATTCACCAAATGGAAAATACTTCTTCAAAAAAACCGTCCACCTTAAAAAGCGAGTCCGCTTATATGGGGATGGATCAGGACTAGCTGACGGAGATCAGGCAATCTGGGTTTTTGCGTCTGACACTGCCGGAATAGTCGCCCATCGTTATGATACCGACGAAGCAGGAACCCAGGATGTTCCTACGACTTCGGCAGATGGTTCGATTATTGAGGGAATTAGTCTGCACGGGTCAGGCAGCAACCCATCGGCGCACGGCATATGGATGCGCGGGAAAATAGCGGTTCGCAGCGTTCAGGTCAGGGGCTTTGGCGGCAATGGAATAAATGTGGTTGCTGATGTAAATCAGGGGCCAAACCACGGAAACGCAAATTGCTTCGAGATTGACACGGCGCGTGTCACTGGCTGCAAGGGGCACGGACTGTTTATTGACGGCGGAGATGCAAACGCCGGAAACGTCAAGGCACTCGACGTTACGGAAAACGGCGGATGGGGTATCTATGATTCTTCATTTCTCGGAAATACGTTTGTTGGGTGCCACGCTGCCGGAAATGGCCTAGGTCCATATAAAACCGATGACCCGAACGCTAGGACCTTATTCCTTGGGTGCTACTCAGAAGGCGGGCAGAATCCGTCAGAGATTAAGTTCCCATCGATGGTTATTGGCGGGCTTCACGGAGCGGGCGTAAAAGGCTCCGGCGTGTTTGCGCTTGATGGCGGATTTGACAAACTTAAAAGCAATAACGGATCAGGAAATCCTCAGGTCGGTATTGGTACTGGCGCAGTGGTTTCGGGTGATAGATCGTCTGTTTTATCATTGACTGACCCAGAACATGACTATTGGCCGATTGTGCTCAAGTGGATCACTGGTCGTTGGCGCTGGCTGTGGGCAAATCTCGACGGCGGAGAAATCCTGTCTTTTTTCACGCGCTCTGCAACAAAGAAAAATGGTTATCAGCGCGATTTGTCGTCGTCTAACGGCGGCATCGGCCTGTTAAAGGGCTATTATGGAAAAGGCATGAGGTATCGCGGTGAGGCTTCTGCGATTCCAGTTGATGGGGAATGGCTACATGGTGACGTGCTGTGGAACGAGTCGCCTGCGGCGGGCGGTAACGCAGGGTGGGTTTGTGTCGAAGGCGGAACGCCTGGTACGTGGAAGACATTTGGCGCAATCAGCGCATGACCACACAAATTATACGTCTGCCGTTTTCGGCGCTGCTGGCGAATAACATTTACTGGCTGCGCAGGGAAAATATTTAGAAATGACTGAGCATGAAGAAATGATTCGCGGCGAAGATGCCAATATGATTTTGAATAATCCTATATTCAAGGAATCAATTCAAAAGGTAAAGGACGGCATTGTTTCCAGCATGGAGCAATCGGCATTGGGAGATGAATCGACCCATAATCGTCTGGTAATTGCACTTCAGTTACTGAATAAAATAGAAAAGAATATCAAGGAAGTTGCGGAAACCGGGAAAATGGTTAAAATGCAAATCGAGAAACAAGGGTTATTCTCAAGATTCAAATAGTTTCAAATAACCAGCCGTCTGGTTAATTGGGCAATGCCTGTGAAGGTATCCCGAAACTCTCCCTGACGGAGTGGGGGAAAGTTAAGACTGGAGTATTCCTAAATGGAAGAAATCGACCAATCCGCAACGGAAGTCGAATCGAATGATCGCATGCTTGAATTCCTTGGCGGTGAAGAGGAAGAAGAGCAGCCGATTGAAGAACCGGAAGAGGCAGAAGCCGAATCCAAAGAAGTCGCTCCGGAAGAGCCGGAAGCCGAGTTCATTGACCTCGTTGTAAATGGCGAGCAAGTCAAGAAGACGAAAGCTGAAGTTGCCGAACTGGCGCAGAAGGGTATTGACTACACCCAGAAAACCCAACTACTCGCAGAGCAGCGCCGTCAGGCACAGGCTGAAATCAATGCCAAGTCTGAGGAATTCCGTCTGCGGGAAGCAGTCATCGAAACCGTTGCCGAAGCCAAGAGTATTGAAGCTCAGCTAAAGCAATATCAGGGGATCGACTGGAATGCGTTGGTCGACTCTGACCCGATTCAGGCAATGAAGCTTGACCGTCAGTATCGTGAATTGCAACAAGCATATTCGCAGAAGGTTAGCGATATCAACACGACCCGTCAGCAAGTTGCTGAACGCCAGCAGGTCTTCACGCAGGAACTTCTCGCCCGCGAGAAACAATCCATGATTGAAGCAATCCCTGAATGGCGCGATACGGCAAAGGCGACGGCAGAGCGTAATGAGATCAAGGCCGCGCTGCAAAAGGCTGGATTCTCTGAGCAGGAAATCTCTGGTCTATCTGACCATAGATCGGTTGTCATTGCTCGAAAGGCAATGCTTTACGATCAGCTCATGAGCAAGAAGCCGGAAGTACAAAAGCGTGTTGCAGAGGCTCCGAAGCCGGTTAAGCCTGGCGCGACTCAGCAACGCAATCCGAAGGGCGAGGCATACCAGAAAACCCGCGACCAGCTCAAGAGAACTGGCCGCGAAGAGTATGCCGCATCCGCTATCGAACGACTGTTGTAAAGGATAAACATCATGGCTGTTTCTGCAACCAACACTTATACCGGCGCTGGCCTGGCCGAAGACTTCGAAGACATTATCAACAATGTCTCGCCGTCTGACACTCCCCTCTATTCGCTGGCTAAAAAGACCAAGGCAACCGCAAAATATCACCAGTGGCAAACCGATGCGCTGGCCGCCGCCGCTGCCAACAAGCAGCTTGAAGGCGACGACGCAACTTTCGCTACCGCTGCCGCGACTACCGTTCTCGGCAACTACTGCCAGATCGCCCGCAAAACCGTTCAAATCTCCGGCACTTACGATGCAGTCAAGAAATACGGTCGCAAGTCTGAACTTGCCTACCAACTGACCAAGCGCGGCAAGGAACTACGTCGTGATATGGAATACGCACTTGTCCGCAATCAGGCGTCTGATGATGGTTCTGCTGGCACGGCTCGCGCTTCGGCTGGTTTCGAGTCGTGGATCAAGGGCAATAACATCAAGTCGAACGCGGGTCAGACGACTCCGGGCTTCTCGTCTGGAATCGTCACTGCGCCGACTGACGGCACTGCAACCACGTTCCTCGAAGCCGACCTCAAGTTGGCTCTTGCTGCTGCATGGACCGATGGCGGCGACCCGTCCGTGGTCATGATGAGCGTCACCAACAAGGCGCGTTTCGATGCGTTCTCCGGTATCGCCACCAAGTACAACGAGGTGAAATCCGCGACCCAGGCCGACATCATCGCCGCGGCTGACGTGTACGTTTCCAGCTTCGGCAATCACAAGGTGGTTCTGAATCGTTACATGCGCGACAACGCCGTGCTGTGTATCGACCCGGATTATGTCTCGGTCGCTACCCTGCGCCCGATTCAGCAGGAAGAACTGGCGAAGACGGGCGATAGCGAGAAACGTCAGATTCTTGCTGAATTCTGCCTGGTTGTTAACAACCTTGATGCTCATGCTAAGTGCAGTGGGGTGGGCGCGTGAGTTACTGACGTATTGTAACTCGTAGCAATCTCTGTTAATCTCCTAGTGTGTTAATTCGCACTAGGAGATTTTCTATGAAGCTGTGTCAAGTTGAAGGTTGCTGTCGCCCTGCTTTCTCACAGGGTGAGCGCCCATTAAAAGGTAGCGATGAGAATACGCTTAAGTATTGCCGTAAGCACTTAGCATGGTTGCGGAAATATGGTTCCACTGAAAGGCATCGCTACTCACAAGGAACTGTAGAGGAAAGGTTTTGGAAGTTTGTTGATAAAACCGAATCGTGTTGGGTCTGGAATGGTTCAAAAAACGCCAAAGGATATGGGCTTATGCAGGGCGCTCCAATAAAAGGACAAAAGAGGGGCAAAACTATACTTGCTCATAGGGTTAGCTATCAATTACACAATGGCGACCTTGGGCCTGATGATTGCGTTCTTCATTCTTGCGACAACCCGCAATGCACAAATCCTGCGCACCTTAGAAAAGGAACTCAAAGCGAGAACATCAAAGAGGCGATCGCCAAGCGTAGAAAGTTCGTCCCTGTTGCCTATGGAGAAAATAGCCCAAAGTCGAAGCTAACTGAAGAACAAGTCAGATTCATCAAATCGCATCCTGAACTTGGACACAAGTCCATTGCCGATATGTTTGGCCTGTCACCTAACTGCATACGAGGTGTGCGAATAGGCCGGACATGGCGACATATTGAATAGTTACCCAAAAGCGTATAATAAGCCCGTCTAAACAGCGGGCTTTTTTTATGCGACTCCTAGACCAAAGCGGCGATACCAAAACCTATTTCGGTATGGATGAATTGACCGGAACCATTCAGATCACGACAGAGCAGGATTTGACAGGATTCCTTGAGCGCATGAAACAGATGCGCCGTGATTCATCTGAGAGATGGAATAAAGGCGTTAAAGAATCTTGGTTACATTACGCATCAATTCCTTCTGTAGTAATCATTGAGCTTAAAAACAAGGGAATAGACGTTTTTAATCCAGATGATGAAAAAAAGATGTTGCGCGAAATAAACCGTAATTACAAATACTTAAAAACGGTGGATCATAAAACCCATGAGTGAAATGTGGAAACCTGTTGTTGGTTGCGACAAATACGAAGTTTCAAGCGCAGGTCGTATTCGTAGATCAAAACCAGCCAAGGGTGCTGTTGTTGGGCTTGTTATGGCTCCGCAGCTAGGCAAAGAAGGATACGTCAGAATTATGGCTAGAGGCTTTCCAACAAAGCTAGTACATAGAATTGTTGCTCATGCTTTTTTGGGCGACATTGCAGGAAAAGACATTAACCATATTAACGGCAACAAGTCTGATAACCGCGTTGAAAACCTAGAGATATGTTCCCGTTCGTACAACATGAAACACGCTATTCGATGCCTTGGTACGAAAATATCAAAGCTAACTGTTGATAGTGTTCTGGAAATTAGAAAACTACACCAGTACGGATTGGCTAATTGCGAAATTGCAAAAGCGTTTGATGTTACAACTACTAATGTTTGGAGCATTATTAAGCGTAAATCATGGGCGCACGTATGATTGATAATCAATTGCTGGTCAAGGAACTGCTTGAAGCCGAACGGCTGGAAGAGGCATTGCCGCTGATTATCGAGATGATGGAAGACAACGTAAATGATCCGGTCGCGTTGAATTTCCGTGGTTACGCGCATCTTCTATTGGAAGACGAGGCGACCGCCTACCAGTTTCTAAAACGCTCTGTTGATCTGTCGCCAAACTGCGGCAATTTGACCAATCTCGGCAAGGTCTTGGACGAGATGGGCAAGCACTCCGAAGCGATTCCGTACTTTCTGAAAGCTGCGGAGTGCCAGCCTGACCACGCAATGCCTTATGCCAATGCCAGCGCCACGCTGGTGCAAATGAGCCGATGGGACGATGCGAAGGCAATGGCGGAAATGGCTTTGGAGTGCGACCCGAGCAACATCAATGCAATGGTCAATCTCGGTCATGCCCAACTCGCCAAAGGTGAATGGGTGGATGGCTTCCGTAACTTTGAACTCGGACTCGGTGGCAAATTCCGCCGTGAATGGACCTATGACGACAAAGGGCGTTGGTCTGGCGAACCGGGTACTGTGGTCATCTATGGCGAACAGGGGCTAGGTGATGAAATTTTCTACGCTCAGGCAATCAATGACGCAACGGCTAGAGCAAATGTTGTTGTCGATTGCGACCCGAAGCTACAAAACCTGTTTAGGCGCTCTTTCCCGCTGGCACAGGTTTATGGGACACGGCGGGAAGAACATCCTGACTGGCTCAATCAGGTTAGTCCTGACTATCGCTGTGCGGCTGGCTCTCTTTTCCATCTATTCCGTGCTGATGATGCTGACTTTGCTCGTAGTCCTTGGCTTGTGGCTGACCCTGAACGTCGTCACATGTGGCGCTCATTATTTGACTCGTATCAAAAGCCGGTCATCGGGATCGCGCTGAAGTCTGGAACAAAGAAGAATAACGCCGTTGGTAGGGAGATCGACATTGGCGAGTTCTACCCGCTGTTGAGAACGATTGATGCCGTCTTTGTCTCGTTGGAATACAAAGGCGAAGACCCGGAAGAACTGAAGTCATTCCCGTTTGCTACGCGCTCCAATGACTACGACGATACCGCAGCAATGATTTCCGAACTGGATGCCGTGGTAGGAATCTGCACGACCGCATTGCACTGTGCGGATGCCTTGGGCGTGCCGACTTGGACACTGGTCCCGGACAAGCATAATTTCAGGTTTTCCGGTGCCATGCCGCTGCTTCCTAATCAACATTTCGTCATGCAGTCCGGTAGAAGCTGGAAAGATGTGATTGCAGAGGTAGCGAAGGAGGTTAAACATGGGCTTGCTTGATAACGTCGCTGGCGGTGTATTGCTCGGGCTTGGTGGGTATTCGCTGATGAATGACAAATGACGCTAATCTCTGATTCCTACCGCGCACAACTCACGCAACTCCACAAGGCACGGCCTGACTTCGGTACGTCCTCGGTCATGTACGCGCCTATCGTCAAAGGCATAATTTCAAGATACAAGCCGTCGCGCTTGCTTGATGTAGGTTGCGGAAAACAAGCATTAAAAACTGCTCTTGGCCTGAATGGAAATCTATACGTTGGATATGATCCAGCAATTCCAGAATTTTCAAACATTCCTTATCCAGAAGATTTGGTTGTTTGCACTGATGTAATGGAACACGTTGAGCCTGAATATCTTGATTCTGTATTTGATGATTTACAGAGAGTTACTAGAAAAGTTGGATTCTTTGCTATCCACACTGGAAAGGCAATTGCAATTCTTCCAGATGGTAGAAACGCACATTTAATACAAGAATCTCCAGATTGGTGGTTGCCTAAAATATTATCTCGCTTTTCATTAGTAGCGTTTGAAAAAGGGGACAATGGTTTTTGGGTTATCGTTGAGCCAAAAGGTTATTTAAATGAAAAATAAATTCTTTGTTTTTCCTTCAAAAGCAAATGTTGGACAATCTATTAAATCAAGTATTGAGCAGAAGTCAGTTCCAGAGGCAAACACGGGATGTTGGAATTGGGTTGGCGCTTACGACAAAAACGGATATGGATTAGTTCAAGTCTCCGGAAAGCTCCGGAGGGCGCACAGGGTTTCTTATGAAGTGTATAGCGGGAAAACACTTAGCAAAGATATTTGCATCATGCACTCATGCGATAACACGTCATGTGTAAGCCCGTATCATTTGTCAGAGGGAAACAACTCGACAAATCAAATTGACGCGTCTAAAAAAGGTCGTCATTCGCACCAAAGATTAACTAAAGAGCAGGCCGGTGAAATTCGCAAAAGGTATTTATCTGGCGAAGGGCCAATGAATCTATCTAGGGAATTTAAAATAACTTGCGGATATGTAATCAACATCGGAAAGTCAAAAAAATGGGCGCACATTTAATTATTAAAGGTTCTCTCTGATGGCAACTTATACGACATTGCAGGATGATATTGCGACGTGGGCTAGGCGCAGTGACCTTACCTCGGTGATTCCATCTTTCATCGCGCTGGCAGAGGAAGAAATTTTCCGGGCGCATGTAACGCCGTTGCGGGTGCGAGAAATGGAAACTGAGGCGACATTGACTGTGACCAGTCTTGCCGCTGCGCTTCCTGCCAACTTCCTTGATGCGCGATATATCAAGTTGGATAACTCTACTCGAGACACGCTCTATTATTTCCCGCCTGAACGATGGAAACCGTCGTCTAGTGGATATTTCACCATCGTTGGCAATGAGATTCGCCTGCCGACTGGTGTAAGCAATGATCTGAAGCTTGTCTATTACGCGATGCCTGACCCATTGGCGACTACGGCAACCAATACCATTCTGGACAACTATTACACCGCCTATCTTGAAGGGGCGCTAAAGTTCGCATTCTCGTATGTCAGGGACACGCCAAAGGCGCAGATTGCTCAAGGATCACTTGATACATTCTTGGCGACGGCGAACCAGAAAAACAAGGTGGCTCTAGCCGGTCCTTTGTATGTGGTGGCGGCATGATTCAGTTCGTTGGATTCGCGCCCGATGTGCCACCGGAAACGCCGGGCATTTTCACGGACTGCAAAAACATCATTCCATCTATCGGGATGTTCGTTGCTGCTCCTACGCCGATTGATTGCGGGCTAGGCGCTATCTCTGGCGCAGCACGCGGATTTGCGGTTACTCGAAAGCTGGATAGTTCGGCGCGGGTGTTCTGCGGGTCTGACACGAAGATCTATGAGCAGTCGGGTGGTTCGTGGTCTGACAAGTCGAAATCAGGAAACTACACGCTCGGGCCTGACGACCGTTGGAGATTCGCACAGTTCGGCAATATCTCGATTGCTGCCGCCAAGGGGGCAACGCTGCAATATATCGACGGCGGCGCAACATTCCTTGATTGCTCCGGGTCAGCACCCAAGGCGGCAATCGTTGAGACAATCAACAATCAGGTCTTTGTCTGCGATATTAACGGCATGGGCTTTGGCGATGACGTGACGCGGTGGGCATGTTCTGCATTAGGTTCCTATACCGATTGGACGCCTGCCGTTTCAACGCAATGCACATCGGGCCAGTTGCTTGATTCGCCAGGGCCAATCACCGCCGGGAAGCGGTTGGGCGATATCATGGTCATGTACAAAGCCAAGGCGATGTATGTGGCGGAGTATGTCGGGGCGCCGTTGATCTGGAATATTCGCCGGGTGCCTGGGGATATTGGGGCGCCATGCAATGAGGCGGTTATAAAGACAGGAACTGCTCATTACTTCATTGGGCCAGATGATTTTTACGTCTTTGATGGCTCACGGCCTGAGCCTCTGAATTCGCCGTGTCGTAACTGGTTCTTCAACAACGTCAATCAGACTTATCTCTATAAGACATGCGGGACATTCGATTATATAAATCAGCGGATTTACTGGTGGTTTGTATCGAATAATTCCACAGGGGCGCAACTCGATAAATGCGTTGTCTATAACGTCAAGTCGAACCAATGGGGGCGGATGGATTGCGATATTGAATATGTCGCCGATTATGTATCTTC